AAGGGTGCTGATAGACCAGAGACTATGCGTGGTGTTAGTTTGAAGTACTTAGTGATGGATGAGTACGCAGACATGAAACCACAGGTGTTCGAACAAATCCTTAGACCTGCTTTAGCGGATCAGAAGGGTAGAGCTATGTTCATTGGAACACCAATGGGTAGAAATCACTTCTATGAGTTGTACAAGTTAGGTGCTACCAATAAGGATAAAGATTACAAGTCATGGCACTTCACTAGCTTTGATAATCCATTGTTAGATCCAGCAGAGATTGAAGCTGCTAGAGGTTCGATGTCTAGCTTTGCTTTTAGACAAGAGTTTATGGCTTCGTTTGAAGCATCACAGTCTGAGATATTTAAGGAAGAGTGGATTAAAGTAACTGACGAGGAACCAGATGAAGGTAGCTACTTTATGGCGGTGGACTTGTGTGGCTTTAGCGATTCTTCGCAGACGAATAAGACGAAGAATACGAAGCTGGATGAAACAGCGATAGCCATTGTTAAGGTTAACACACGAGGTTGGTGGGTTGCTGACATTCTACACGGTAGGTGGGATGTCCGAGAAACAGCAGTAAGGATTCTCAAAGCAGCTAAAGATTATCGTGTTACGTGTGTTGGTATAGAGAAAGGTGCGCTGAAAAATGCAGTGATGCCTTATATGCACGATCTAATGCGTAGGAATGGTTTTTATCCTCGTATTGAAGAACTAACGCATGGTAATAAGAAGAAAACAGATAGGATTGTTTGGTCACTACAGGGTCGCTTTGAGCATGGAAGGATTGTTTTAAACGAAGGTGATTGGAATAATCTGTTCATTGATCAGCTTATGCAATTCCCTGACAGTAAAACTCATGATGATTTGATTGATGCGTTAAGCTACATTGATCAGATACAAACTGCAAACTGGAATCAGAATTTAGATGAAGAAGAGTTTGAAGTCTTAGACCACGTAGCAGGCTATTAGGATAACCAAACATGAAATTTGAATCAGAAATCACCCCTCAGAATGCTCTTGTAGCATTTGTGATGGATAGGTGCAATGATTGGAGAAATTATAGGGATGAGAATTTCCTTCCTAGATGGGAGGAATATGAGCGTCTTTGGCGAGGAATCTGGGCTGATGAAGATAAAACCAGACAGTCAGAGCGTTCAAAGATTATTTCTCCAGCACTGCAACAAGCTGTAGATAACAAACAAGCTGATCTTGAAGAAGCAGTGTTCGCTAAAGGACAGTTCTTTGATATCAATGATGACATAGCAGACCAAAACAAACAAGATATTGAGTTACTTCGTACTAGATTGTCCGAAGACTTTAAAAAGGATAAGATCAGAAAGGCTATTGGCAATGCAATGACCTTAGCTGAGATCTACGGTACAGGTATCGGTGAACTGATTGTTAAGCAAAAGAAAGAATTAGCACCAGCAACACAGCCTTCAGCGAATCCTGGACTGTCTATGATTGGTGTACAAGCTAATAATCGTATCGCTGTACAGCTAAAACCCATCAATCCTAAGAACTTCCTCATTGACCCTAACGCAACAACCATTGAAGATGCAATGGGATGTGCTATTGAAGAGTATGTAGGTCGTCATGTTGTTGTTCGTGGTATGGAAGATGGTGTTTACAAAGCAGTTGCCTTAGGCGATGCTGCTGTAGATACGGATTTAGAGCCTGATCAGGACTTAACTTACTACCAGAATGATAAGATTTTACTCTTAAGGTACTATGGTCTTGTACCACGTAAGCTTTTAGACAATCCTGATGACATGGAGTACGAGAATGATGAACTGTACTCCGATATGGTGGAAGCTTTAGTGGTTATTGCTAACGGAGAGGCTCTTCTAAAGGCTGAAGAGAACCCGTTTATGATGCAAGATCGTCCTATTGTGGCTTATCAGGCAGACACTATCCCTGGTAGATTCTGGGGAAGAGGTACAGCAGAGAAAGCATACAACATGCAAAAGGCTGTAGATGCTCAAATTAGGAGTCATGTAGACTCTTTAGGGCTTACAACAGCTCCTATGATGGCTGTAGACGCTACAAGGCTTCCTAGAGGTGCTAAATTTGAGATTAGACCAGGAAAAACTATCTTAACGAATGGTAATCCTAATGAAATCTTAGCTCCTTTTAAGTTTGGTAACACAGATCCTGCAAATCTTCAGTCTGCTCAGGTATTTGAGCGTATGATGCTGCAGGCTACAGGTACTTTAGACACTGCAAACCTTCCTGCACAGGTCTCTGGTGGTGAAGCAGCCACTGCAGGGCTTGCAATGGCAGTATCTGGACTGATTAAGAAGAATAAGAGATCGTTAGTTAACTTCCAAGAAGATTTCTTGATTCCTTTCGTACAAAAAGCTGCATGGAGGTATATGCAGTTTGCACCACAGCGATATCCTGTACAAGACTTTGACTTTATTGCTACAGGTACAATGGGAATGATCGCTAGAGAGTTTGAACAAGCACAGATTCTTGCTTTGTTGTCTACGCTTGGTCCGAATAGTCCTATTGTACCGCTGCTACTGCAGGGTGTTATTGAGACTTCTTCGCTACCTAACAAGGAATCTTTACTTGCTCAGTTAGCTCAGATGACTCAGCCTGATCCACAACAGCAACAGCTACAACAACAGGCTGCACAGCTTCAATTAGCGGATGCTGAGGCTTCTGTCCGAGAAAAGCAAGCAAAGGCTGCTAAGGACGCTGCAGAGGCTCAGAAGACCGCTATAGAGACACAGTTGCTTCCTGAAGAGACTCGTGCTAAAATAATGGCAGCAGTCTCTAAAAACCTACCACAACAAGCTGATGCTGCTCAGGTTGAGTTTGATCGTCGTGTAAAGATTGCTGAGTTGATGCTTAAAGAAGCTGATCTAGCAAACAACACAAAGATCGTAGAAATGCAAATGAGCAAAGCAGGAGTACTTCCTGGCGATGAAGACATGCTTAACGAACTACTTGATAAGTTGACCAACAATGGCTAAAGAACTTATTGATGCAGTAATGCAGGCTTCTTCACGAGATAAGAAACTTTTACTAAAAGAGTTGATTGCTGGTCTTCGTGAAGAGAAACAAAAACAAGACTTGGAGGTATCAAAAACTAAATCTGACTACATCGTACAGTCCTTTAAACAGATTGAAGATCGTCTTACACAGAAATACAATGAGATCAAAGATCTTTCTACAAAGAAGGGAGATCCTGGTAAAAATGGTAAGGATGGTCTTAACGGTAAAGATGGTAAGGATGGTAGAGACGGTGTAGATGGTCGTCCTGGTGTTGACGGAAGAGATGGCAAAGATGGTGTCGATGGTTCAGATGGTATAAGTGTAACCAACGTATACATTGACTTTGATGATAAACTGGTTGTAGAACTTTCTAACGGACAGCAGATTGATGCTGGTTACGTTAATCGAGTTGCTAGTGATGCTGTTATTCAAATGTTCAAACAAGGACAGATGAGCATCACAGAGCTGCTACCAGATCAAACAGGACATGGCGGTGAAGTTCTCTCCACAGACGGTGAAGGTAATCTGTCATGGGTTGCTGGTGGCGGTGGAGGAGGCGGTGGTGGTACAACAACTTATGCTGTAACCTTTAACAATAGTGGTACAGGAGCTGCATCGGGTACAACCTTTAATGGCTCTGTAGCACGTACAATCAGCTATAACACGCTTGGTGCTCCTAGCATCACAGGTACAAATGCCACAGGTACTTGGAATATTGATATTCTAGGTAGTGCTGGTACAGTAACTAATGGTGTTTATACAACAGGAAGCTACAGCAATCCTTCATGGATTACAGCACTGGCTTGGAGTAAGATAACATCAACACCAACCACCATCAGTGGTTATGGCATCACTGATGCAGTTAGCACAGGAGGTAGCTATAGCAATCCTTCATGGATTACATCATTAGCTGGTTCTAAGATTACAGGTGACATTAGCGGTAAAGCAGGATCAGCAACAAACATTGCTGGCGGTGATGCTAATAAAGTTCTGTATCAGACTAGTGCAAACACTACAGGCTTTATTGATGCACCCACTACAGCTAATACGTATCTGAAGTGGTCAGGATCATCATTTGGTTGGGATACTGTTGCTGCAGGCGGTGGTGGCACAACAACGAATGCTGTTACGTTTAACAATAGCGGCTCTGGAGCTGCTTCAGGAACAGACTTTGATGGTTCAGTAGCACGTACGATCAGTTACAATACATTAGGTGCTGCTAACTCAGGTGCTAACACAAACATCACTAGTTTAGACAGTATTACAGGTGGTATTAGCTCTCCTGATTACATTCAGTTTGATACAGCAGCAACTGTCACTGGAGCTGTTGGTAGGGTTTGGTATGACAGTGGTGATGGATCTCTGGTTACAAGACTCAAAGGTAACAACCTTGATCTTAATATCGGACAAGAAAACGTAGTACTGTCTTATAATGGTTCTGGAGCAACCATTACTAAAGGATCTGTTGTTGCTGTTGCAGGTGCTCAAGGACAAAGACCTAGTATTGTATTAGCTGACGCAGACACTGAAGCATTGTCAGCACCTACGCTAGGTATTGCTGCTGAAGACATTACTAACGGTGCAGAAGGCTTTGTAGCAACCTTTGGTGTTGTTCGTGGTATTGATACCAGTGCATTCACTGCAGGTGATGATGTTTACTTATCTCAAACAGCAGGTCAATTTACTGCTACAAGACCATCAGCACCAGCACATACTGTGTTTCTTGGTTGGGTTGTCAAAGTTAATGCTAGTAGCGGTGAGTTGTTTGTAAACATTAACAACGGATGGGAGCTTGACGAACTACATAACGTTAAGATTACTTCTGTAGCGAACAACGATATCCTGCAGTACGATTCAACTGGACCTTATTGGAAGAATATTGCACCAGCGTCTGTAACAGGTACTTGGGGTATCAGCATCACAGGTAATGCAGGCACAGTAACCAACGGTGTCTATACGACAGGCTCTTATGCTAATCCGTCATGGATTACTTCGTTAGCTTGGTCAAAGATTACGTCTACACCAACCACACTGAGTGGCTACAGCATCACTGATGGTGTAAGTACTGGTGGTAGCTACAGCAATCCTGCTTGGTTGACTTCCATTAGTGGTTCTATTGTATCTGGTAACATCACAGGCAATGCAGCTAACGTCACTGGTACAGTAGCAGTTGCTAATGGCGGTACTGGTCAAACATCATACACTAATGGTCAACTACTGATTGGTAATGCTTCTGGTGGTTTAACTAAAGCAGTTCTTACCGAAGGCTCTAACATCACAATCACTAACGGTGATGGTGCTATCACTATTTCTTCCACTGGGGGTGGTGGTGGGTCTTCAACGATCTTAGAGAATAATCAAACCATATCAGCTAACTATACCGTAACCTCTGCTAAGAATGGACTTAGCGTTGGTCCTGTAACTATTAATACTGGAGTCTCTGTTACCGTTGGAACAGGTCAGAGATGGATGGTTTTAGCTTAAGGAGCTATAATGTCCGCAATAAAACTTCAAGGTCACGCAAGTGGCTCAGGTACAACAACACTTCAATCTGCTAACAGTAATAGTAGTTTTACACAAACATTACCGTCTACAGATAGTGTTACTTTAGGTTATCTTAATGTACCTATTAATTCTCAATCAACAGCGTATACGTTAGTTGATACGGATTCAGGTAAAGCTATTCTACACCCATCAACAGACGCTAATGCAAGAACTTTTACGATTCCTGCAAATAGTTCTGTTGCATACGATGTAGGAACTGTGTTAACATTCATCAATATGACATCTCAAGTTGTTACCATTGCAATTACAACAGATACGATGTATCTTGCTGGTACTGGTACAACAGGATCTAGATCACTAGCTCAATATGGTATGGCAACAGCAATAAAACTAACATCAACAACTTGGTTGATTTCTGGTACTGGGTTAACCTAAGGAGTTGTCATGACTGGTATCTTAAATTTATTGCTTGGCGCTGGTGGCGCTCGCTTCACCATCATCCAAACCTTCACAGCGACATCAACCTGGACTTGCCCTACTGGGGTGACTGAGGTTGAGTATTTGGTTGTGGCTGGTGGTGGAGGTGGTGCCTCAGATATTGGCGGGGCTGGCGGGGCTGGTGGTTTTAGGACGGGAACTGGTTTTGCGGTCACCGCAGGAACCGACTACACCATTACCGTTGGCGGTGGTGGCAGCGGTGCTGCTGGTACTCCGGCTGCTTCTGGAGTAGCAGGAAGTGATTCTGTTTTTAGCACTATTACATCAACAGGTGGTGGATATGGCGGCAGAGGGGGAACTAACGCCTTAGCCGGAGGTAATGGCGGCTCCGGTGGTGGAGGTGGAGGTTATTCCAATTCAACCGCAGGTGGAACAGGCAATACACCGTCAACTAGCCCAAGTCAGGGTAATAATGGTGGCGCAGGTCAAAACGTATCTGGGCCATCAGCAAGAGGTGGAGGCGGTGGTGGAGCTGGAGCTACAGGTGCAACCGGAACTGCTTCAGGGAACGGCGGGAACGGAACAGCCTCTTCAATTACTGGGACATCAGTAACTTATGCAGGTGGAGGCGGGGGTGGTTCATTAAACCAAACGGCTGGTACCGGAGGTAGTGGTGGCGGCGGTAACGGTGTTAATGGAACCGCCCCAGGAACGCCAGCAGCAGGAGCAGGGCCAAATAACTCAGGCAGCGGTGGTGGTGGAGGCGGCGGTTACAGCGGCGCTGGCGGCGCAGGCGGCTCCGGCATTGTCATCCTGAAATACCAAGCACCAACACAGAGTGTTTTCGTATTTAAGGGTTCGGGTAAGTTTACTGTCCCCACGGGCGTGACCAGCATTGATTACTTAGTGGTTGCAGGTGGTGGAGGAGTAGCGGGTAATAGAACTGGTGGCGCAGGTGCTGGTGGTTTTAGAACCGGAGCTGGTGCTGCTGTATCTGTTGGTGCTGAATTAACAATTACAGTAGGTGCTGGTGGTGCCGGTGGTGCGGGGAATCTTACTGCAACTTCGGCGCAAGACGGTGGCCTTTCTTCTATTGTCGGGGGAACAAGTCCATCTCCATTTGCATCACCAGGGATTGTTTCTGCTGGTGGCGGTGGTGCTAATACAGCAGGCTCAGCAGGAAGAAATGGCGGTTCTGGAAGTGGTGGTAGTGGATCTGGAGCGGTTGGTACGGGGAACACACCATCTGCGCCATCTGCTGGAGGTAATGGTGCGCCAGCGGTGGCATATCAAGGGTTTAGCGGGGGCGCAGGGTCATTATCTCCCAATATTGTAGGAGGTGGGGGCGGTGGTGCTGGAGGTGCTGGTGTTGCTGGTGGGCCTAATGGCGGTAATGGAGGATTAGCGCAATTATCAACTATAAGCGGCTCAACGGTTTACTACGCAGGCGGGGGTGGCGGTGGTGGAGATTTTGCATCGGCCGGTGGTTTAGGCGGAGGAACGTCAACGACATCACAAAAGGGCGGTGCTGGCGATGGAGTCGTTGGTCAGCCGGTAACGCAAGGCCCAGGTAATCCAGGAACTGCTAACACTGGAGGTGGTGGGGGCGGTGCTATGAGTTGGACTGCATCACAGGTAACTCAAGCCTCTGGAGGCTCAGGCATCGTCATCATCAAAATAAATCAATAAGAGGTCAAATGGAAAACACGAAAATTTACCGCTTCCTCGGCATTGATACGGCGATGCACATGCTTCGCCCTGGTGCTAAGTGGGAAATCACGAACAACCAATTCACTCGTTGGGATGATCCACGCCCCTGTCCGTCAATGGATGAGGTTTACTGGGTGATGGACAAGATCAAAGAGTTTGAAGAGTCAATCCCTACGATGTGGTTGCCAGAGCAGTTAGAGGAAATGGGTATCAAGATGAAAGAGATTGAAGAGGCTATTTAATGAACTTGCATGGACTCTTCGCACAGCCTGTAGGCTTCTTTGATCTAAATCGTTCTCTTACTGAAGAAGAGTTGTTCGTACTTAAAGAGTTAGAACAGCGTCCTAACATGGGTAATCGTACCAGTAAGGATAATTTTGTATTGAAGAACTCTACGATGACACCTCTTCGTAGCTGGATGGAAGATTGTTTAGGACAGTACTTCAAAGCCACTGTCAATCCTAAACATGATGTTAACCTTCGTATCACACAGTCTTGGGTTAACTACAGTGAACCAGGACAATACCATCACAAACATGCTCATCCTAATTCATTTGTTAGTGGTGTGTTCTATGTACAGACAAATGATACAGATAAGATTTACTTCTACAAAGATGGCTTCCAACAGATTAAGTTTCCACCTCAAGAGTGGAACAGTTGGAATAGTGAATCATGGTGGTTTGAAGCCCTCACTGGTCGCCTAATCCTTTTCCCATCATCACTAACGCACATGGTTCCTACTGTAGAAGGTGATGATGTCCGTATATCCCTTAGTTTTAATACATTCCCAGTTGGTGTTGTCGGTGAAGAGATGGACCTTACTGGCTTAAGATTGGAGGCTTAGATGGCACACTTTGCCAAGATTGAGAATAACGTAGTTACTCAGGTTATCGTTGTAGACAACAGAGATACCGCTGATGCTAGTGGTGTTGAGAAAGAGCATATCGGTGCTGCTTTCTGTGAACGTCTACTAGGTGGTACTTGGAAGCAAACCAGCTATAACGGTAACTTCCGTAAGAACTATGCTGGTATTGGCTATAGCTTTGATGAGGCTAGGAATGCCTTTATCCCACCAAAGCCTACCGAAGATGCTGTATTAGATGAAGATACTTGCCAGTGGATTGTTAGCATGGCTGCAGACTCTATAGGTGCTGATTCTGTCTAAGGAAATCAGCAATCCTTTGATGTTCTTCAGCAGTACCATCGTTCTTAATACGATTAGCTCTCCATGACATGATCATGACATTGCCTTTGATGTAGCCTTTAGTTGTATCTAAACGATCAAAGCTAACAGAGTTCTCTTGTCTTTCTGAAGCATAGTAATCAAGTTCAATACCTAGTATCGGACAATGTGTAGGGAAGAAAAGATCATCAAAGGTAATGTCCCATTCATGTTTGTAGTTAGATGCTTTCTTACGTCTGAACTTCTCTCGTTGTACTTGATAAGAATCTAGTTCACGTACTGAAGCCTCTTCAGGGTAATGACCCCACTTCTTCTTGTAATTAGTACGTAAGAGCTGTCTACGCTGTGTCCGAGGACGTTCTTCATCAGTGATACGACCATCTTTGACTAGTTTATCAATCAATTGATGGATACGTTGTCTGCTGACATTACCAAGCTCTTTACGTATCTGTTCAGTGGTTTTACCTAGTTGAACTAAGTTTTGTACTAAGTCTAGTCTTTCTTTAGCAGTTAAGTCTGTTTTAGCAAAGTGATGTAAAGGCATAGTTTCTCCTAAAGGTATCAGTGTAACACACTTTACTTACTCAGTCAAGACTCTTTACAGCAATATTTTATATGTGGTAAAATAACAACATGGATGTAAAACTACAAAGATACTACGAAGATAGATTTGATCTGTTTTCAACAGCAGGTTGGGCTGATTTGATGGAAGACGCACAGAAGATGTTCGATGCGTACAACAAAGTCATCAATGTCTCTGATGCTAACAATCTATTTTATAAAAAAGGTCAACTAGACATACTTGAATGGCTTCTGACACTCAAAGAAGTATCAGAGAAAGCCTATGAGGATTTGGTCAATGAGGATACTAAATGATTTCGTATGTTCGTTAGGGCATGTCACTGAACACCTAACTGATCATACACAGAAAACTGTAGTTTGTTCTGTTTGCGGTAATGAAGCACAACGAATGCTTGCTGCACCACGCAGTAAGTTAGAAGGCATCACAGGCTCTTTTCCTGGTGCTGCTGATAGGTGGGCTAAGGTACACGAACAAGCAGCTAAAGTGGAACAGTCTAAGTCCTACTACGAGGGATAACTTAGATTTCTTAAATTCCTAACAATTGGGTTTATCCCGACTAGGAGAGCAAATGGCTAATTTTGTAGATTCTGTTGATGACGACCAGCAGATGGATGAATTTCAAGCTGAAGAAGTAAAAGCTGAAGAACCTAAACCAGCTCCAGAGATCCCTGACAAACTAAGGGGTAAATCGATGGATGATTTGATTAAGATGTACCAAGAGGCTGAAAAGCTCATTGGTCGTCAAGCTCAAGAGGTTGGTGAAGTTCGTAAACTTGCTGATGAGTTAATCAAGAGGCAAATCGCTACTAACAAAGTAGAACCAAAAGAAGCTGTTGAAGAAGATACTGATTTTTTTGCCGATCCTGTTAAGGCAGTTAATAAAGCAGTAGCAACGCATCCAGCAGTACAGCAAGCTCAAGTGGCTGCTGCACAGTTGGCTCGTATGCAGACTGCAAACAGGCTAGCTCAATCCCATCCAGATTATACACAGGTCATCGCTGATCCTGAGTTTGCTGATTGGGTAAAAGAATCTTCTGTTCGCCAACGCCTTTATGCAGCAGCGGACCAACAGTTTGACTTTGATTCAGCTAATGAGTTGTTAACTAACTTTAAGGCACTAAAGCGAGTGAAGCAGGAAACTGTGAATCAAGCTGCCCAACAACTTAAAGAGCAGAATGAAAAGACTTTGAAGGCTGCTACTGTAACACTGGATGGTGGGACCGGAGAGACGAGCAAGAAAATTTATCGTCGTGCTGATCTTATTCGGCTACAAATGAATGACCCTGAACGCTATCTTAACCTGCAACCGGAGATTATGCAGGCTTATGCTGAAGGGCGTGTTCGATAACCTAATTCTTAAGGAAACTTAAAATGGCTGCAGTAACTTATCCTGGAGGTAGTTCCTCCATCGTTAACAAGACCAATGCGGATAAATTTATCCCTAGCCTATAATTTTGGGGATGTAAAACCTTCTCTGAATAACTGGGAAAGAACGTAAGGTGTCTTAACCAGAGGGAACACGACATTACCAACAATGCAGTTCACACCATGGAGGGTGTATGAAGCGATTAAGTTGGAAGTATATTGCAGGTTTGATTGATGGCGAAGGCTGTCTAGATGTTCAAGTAACAAACGGTATTTATGTCAGACCAAGAGTTAGAATTGGAATGGCTGTTAGTTCTAAGATGTTACTTGATATGTTGCAAACAAATCACGGTGGTTTTTTAACTTACCGTGAAAGTAAGAACGATAACTGGCAAGATTCTGTATCATGGGAACTTGTTGGATACAGTAAAGTATGTCCTTTCTTACGAAACATAGCAAACCATCTATATATCAAACACGAACAAGCCAGATTTCTCCTTTGGATGGAGAATAACTTAAAAGGCAAGCAGGTCGCTGATGAAGCAAGACAGCTTGTTATAACTGAGCTAAAAGCAATGAAGCGTGACCCGCACAGACTAAGTGAGAAGGCACAGGAGTTAGTAAGTAGACTTCTGTGATGCGATAGTCGGAATATCTTTTTAGATATTGGGAAATTTGGTCTGATGAAATCATTGCCGCTTACAAGAAAAACCTTGTTATGGCAAACCTTGTCAACAAGATGTCTATGCGTGGCAAGAAAGGTGA